ACCAACAGTTACTTCTTGAGCACCAGTTTCTTCATTAAAGAAAGTTGTTTCGGGCGTGTGGAATACTCGTCTAGCACGCATTCCGTTACTGGCATACTCTGGTGAGTTATCATAAACCTTTTTCATTAGCTCGGTCTTTACTAGTAGCATTCCCGTAGGAACACCATCTGCCCAAACTTTATCGCCCAGCTTCCAGTCGGTGTAGTAGGAGTTACCTCTGCCTCTGTATACCATAGGCTCGGCAGGGTCAGAACGAGTAAAGTACAGCCCTGATATTACTGGTATATCGCCTTTACGCATATAATCATTGAACCGCAGGAAAGCGTCTGGTGGTGGAATGGTGTCATCTTCTAAGAATAGAATCCACTCATAATCTCGGCTAATGGCTTCAGCTACGATGAGATTTTGAGCATCAGCTACCGAGTATCGCATAGGTATAAATGAATTGAGATATTGCACCATATCTACTTTTGACCAATTACTTGGTATGACTTGTCCATAACGAGCTACTGCCCACTCCATTCGTATTGAACCAAGTGTAGGAGTTCCAACTAGTAATCTTTTCTGCATAGCAAAGTTATCTGATGCTACTATCTCATTTGTATATTTAAGAGAGTCTTTGGGTTTCGACATGTTTCACCTCCTGAGTTATATCTAATGGTTGATTTGGGTGCAGGTACGATGGGTCTTCTTGGCGTTTAGAAAGTATTACTTCTAGGTTACCAACTCTACTCATCGCTTGAAACTCTATCTTCCAGGGTTTTGGTTTATAGAATTGATAGAAACCCGATACGTGTAATGGGTCAAAGTAGTACATCGTAGATTCATTAATGGGATTACAGTGTGTAGGGTCTTGATAATACCCATGAGAGCCTGCGTAAGGTACTACAAAGGCAAACTGACCGTTAGGCTTGAGAACACGCCATACTTCATTCATAACGTCTATAAACACGCCCTTGTGGGGGTTAATGTGTTCTAGTATGTGTGAGGCGGTAGCAGACAAGGCACAACTATCTGGCAGTGGCCAAGGAGTATCTTCTAGGTCGTGTACGATGTCTACCCCAGGTAGGGGCAGCATATCTATACCTACCGTACCAGGAGTTTTACTAGCACCACAGCCAATATCTAAACGTATTCCACCTTTTTCTTTTAATAGCTTATCAAAAGCAAGCGATTGCTTCATTTACACCTCCAATGCATAAAGCAAGACACTGCCGCGAAGAAGTGTCTTGCTTGATATATTTGATATGTTCGCGGCTTTCATACTAAGAATATAACACAACCAAAAGCTGTATGCAATCTAGCTCAAGAAAATATAATATCGTAAGTCACATTGACGTTCTGGTTGGTAGCCAAAGCACTTGAAGTGTAGGTGTTACCAGCAAATAGTGTTCCAGAAGCAGTTGTAGGTCCAGATACTCCAAACAAACCAATGTTTGAGATGTTAGCAGTAGCTGTAATGAAGCTGTTAGCACTTGAGAAAGTAGCAGTGTTACGTAGAGTCTTTGATGTTGAGCTTGTAGCTGCGGTTACAGCGGCACGAACTACTGAGCCAGAACCGTTAGTAGATACTTCACCAGTTAGAGTAGTGGCGTTTGAAGCTGGAGCTCCACCAGTTCCTAAGGCAACGTGACTAATCTTTGAACCCGTAAGACTGGTACCTAGTTGATTTACTAGATAACTATTGAAACCATCGTTTGTTATTTGATTATTCTTCCAACCCGAATCACCAACAATCTTACCATTTTCGGTAAGTTGCACTCGGAACATTCCTTTAATTTTTGATTTACTTTGCATAATTTCTCCTGTTTTCATAATACCTCCTATTATATACTTATTTTAATAATAATTACAATTAATTATATGTCAAACTTGCACGATTATCCCAAACTTGCGTAAGATTACCATTAGCAGCCCATTCAATTATTAATCCTGTAGCAATGTTTAATCTTTTGATTCTCCACGTAGCAGCAGATGTTGCTGTTCCTGGTACTGCTTCACCAATGTATATCATATTTAAAGTAGTAGTGTCATCTAGTCGCTTATCATAAATTGTTGTACCAACAGCTAGCGAACCATCTTGATTACCTTGCATACGATATAACGCATTGTTATATTCTACTACTGGTATTGTAGCTAAAACTTTGTAGATTTCATCAAAACTCCAATTTTGGACATTTTGTTCTGACCTATATGTATCTGGTTTTAATTGTCTATCTGGGGCTGCCATTATCTACTCCATTTTAGCGAACTACGTTTAGCTTCATTAATTTTGTTTTCAAACTTAGCATATTCAGCTAATCGTGTTAATTTCATACTAACACGTTCAGTTGTGTCAATGCCAGATAATTGTTCTAACTGTTTTAATTTTGCATTAACTGCTGCTGTAGTATTATCAATTTCTCCAGTTCTTACTAAGTTTTCTAAATAATCAGTTATATCTGATACTTCAGAATATGCTGTTGGGTCTGCTTTAAATGTTTCTCTAATATCGAAATAATCAGCTATATATGGAACACCATTATCTATGTCATATCCTATAAAAAGTCCATCAGCTTTTTCTGCAGCTTGTATTGGTTGATTTTTATCTGTTTTGGGTAATTCAGAAGTGTCTAGAGTTACATCTTGTACATCAGAGGCTGACCTGAATACGCCAGGGCTAGTAGTTGCTTCTTCTGCTGATGAAGTCTCGGATGTCATTTACTTCCTCTATTTTTCCATCACGATGAGCTTTTATTAAAGCTACTCGCATTGATTTAGTTTTTGATGATTCATTTTGTATTGAACTAAGTTGACGCTTTAAAGTATCTCTTTGTTGAGTAGATAAATTTGGTTTTCTTAACTCTCTTTGTATCATTTCAATATCTTCTGTTCTGCTCATAAATTAATTATAACACAAAAGCCCCTCTGTAAAGAGGAGCTAATGTCTGATGCTTAATTAGATTAAGCAGTTGCAGCGGTCTTGAGAGCGATTATCCAGCTAGAATTTAGAACCTTGCACACGTAGCTACCAGCCCAGGCGATAGTTGAATATCTATCAGCAGGGTTACTGGTGTCACTTGAACCAGGAGTCTTAATGTAAAGCTTTGGAGCATCTGTTGCCAAGTCCATTACACCAAATGCGTCTTTGCCGTGAATGACATTGTCGTAAAGTGTAGCAGATGTAGCAGTAGCAGAAGCACCGTTGTTTGTAAGAATAAATCTTACTCCGAATAGTTCTCCAGCTTCACCCATATATAGGTCTTTTACATCGCTGTAGGTCTTAGCATTTACCCAAGTTGAGTCACCGATTAGGTCGTACCAAGTGTAAGGTTGAATCTTACCTAGGAAGAAACCGTCATCGTATCTTGAAGCTGCGTTACCTTCGAGGGTACGTACAGCCTTTTTGATTTCTGTAACATTTAGAACGCTTCCTGAAGCAACAGCACTAGCAGCGGTTACACTACCAGCGTATTGTACAGTTACATTTCCAGTTGCATTAATGACATCTCGAACTAAAGTATCTAGGGTTTCACCCATATTTTGTCCAAATACTTCAATTTTTTCTTTGTTGTTTCGGTCTATAGAAATAGTACTTAGGAAACGACTAATTTTAGAGTAGTTACCATATTCCTTGATAGTAGCAGAAACGGTTGATGCAGACAAACTTGCCTCAGTGATAACATCACCTTCAGCCAAACCACCAGTTACTGCAGATACAGCAAGAGGGGTGTAGCGAGTAAAGTTAACAGTTTTACCTTCACCTGCAGGAATAGTTTTTTTCTGTGCACCTTGTTCGTGGATTAGACGCTTCATAGCTCTTGCAAGAAAAACTTTTTCGTAGTAGGTGGAGATTTCCTGAGTAAGGTTGCCTGACGAATTTTGAATAGCAGCCATTTTATTCTCCTTTTGTTTAAGACACTACTGATTAAAACCGAGTTGTTGCTCCATTTCGTCTAAAGACATATTGGAAAAATCTTTTTTCTCAGAATCATTTGTAGTAGTATCTGGTTTTAGTGTAGTTTCAGCAGCAGCTTGAGCTACAGAAGCTTTAACATTGGCATCAGAACGATTAGATTGTCTTTTGGCGACATCCATAACGTCATTGACAATATCCTTCAGTCTTATCTCAGGATTCTTATTGCTGAATTTTTCGTACATTGAAGCAATTTTGTTGCTCAATGCAGGGTCATATTGATTCCCTTCGGCATTAAGTTCTGGATATTTTCTTTCTATATTCTCAACATCACGTTCAAAATTATCGGCACGGTCTTTTGCTGCCTGTTTTTGTTCAAACTGTTGTAGTTTGATATCAGCTATCATTTCGGCTTGACTGGCTACTTGCTGTTGATATTGCTCAGCAGTTATCTCAGTGTCATACGAAAAGTTTGTAGGTTGGGCTGGAGCTGGTTGGTTGTAAAAATTTGTTGGTTGCTGAACTTGTTCAGACAATTCACGAATTTTGTTTGACATATTTGCAAAACGTTTTTCTTGACGTGGTGAACGTTTGCTTTCCTCTTCATGGTTAGTTGATTCTGTATCACCCTCCACCCCTGCGTCACTAGCGACTTCAGTATCTACAGTATTAACTTCTTCTGTTGATTCTGTTTGTTCCAGACTGGGGGTGGTCTCAGTAGTTTCTTCTACTGGTAGTATGGTATCTTCCATAACTTCTCCCTATTTTAGTTGACTGCCCACGTTCAGCTATTGCTCGGTTCTTGGCGACACCGTTTAGTAGATTGCAAATCTACTTCTGATATCTATTATCATACTTTAAAATATTTTGTCAATAATCGGATTACCATTTTCGTGTATTCCCTTGAGAATAAGTCCTGGTTCTAAATAAAAGCTATGTTTAAAAGGACAAGATTCACAAGATACTTCTGTTCCTTGTTGAATCCAGGTGTGTCCCTGCATAGATGCTTTTGCATCTTTCCACATTGAATCAATTTGGGCAGAAGATAATTTTAGAACTTCTTCGGATGGTTCATTCTGTTGTTGCATTGTTAATCTCGTTAGCTGTATTTTGTACAATATTCAGAACTTGTGATAGTTCATCAGCTACAAGATTGGATACAATGAATTTTTGACCAATTTCTTCTAGGGTCAAAGTAGCAGTATCTACTCCATTCATTTTTTTGTAGTATTCAATGCGTTCTTGCATTTGTTTTTCTATTTGCAACCAACCTGGGTGGTCTGCAAGATTAGCAATTTGTTTATCTTTTAATGTAGCCTCTTGGTGTTCTGGTGTGTTGTCAGGCAAAGAAACTTCTAGTCCTTCAGTTATTGCGTCTGTGTTCATTGTTGTCCTCCAAATAATTGGTTAGCTATTCTTGCAATTTCTGGGTCTTGTATCTGAGGATTCATGGGGACTGCACCTTGTGGTGGCATAGGTTGTTGCATATCAGCACCTGGCATCATAGAACCGTCTGGCATTTGATGCATTGGTTGTTGCATTGGTTGTTGCGGTGCTTGTGGTTCTGCCATAGCTGGTGGAGTAACATCTCCTCCTGCACCTCCTGCTATTTGTGGTGGCTGATTCATATTACCCTGATTTTCCATTTCAGTGTTGTTGATTTCTTCTTGAGTCATACCAATAAGAATTTTGTCATACCCTTCAACACCTGAAGTAGAAAATATTTTCTTGATGTGTTCACCGACATTGTACTTAAGTCCATTCTTGGCAAGTTCTTGACTGAGTCCAGGTATCTTGGAAACTACTACTAACAGATTGGTAAGAGCTTCTGATTGGGCAACATCATCTTTTCGATTAGTTGAATTGGCATCAATGTAATATTTGTATTTAATATCACCGATATCATCTTTAGCAATAGTTAGTATTGCATAACTTCCAGATTCAGATTCTTTTAGAATTTCACTTACATCTGGGTGCATTTCTTTTATTAAATCAATTTCATCATCAAACAAATCAAGATTAATTGGTTTTGGTTGTTTAGTAGCTACTAAATTAACAAATCCATCATAAAGTTCTTCAACAGATTGCTCCATCATAAACCTATCCCAGTTATCACGGGTGTTTTCACGTGCTTGAAGTAGTTTAAGAGCTTGTGGAGTCTTACCGAAGCCTGGGTCTGAAGTAGAATCAGAACTTGCTGCAGTGTCAGTAGTGCCATTTTGGTTAAGAATTGAACCAATTAGGAACTGGTAGGTACTTTGGAAGGTAGAAAG